AATGTTTCTGACATTGAATCACAAGAAGATTTGAACAACCGTGTTAAAGCGGCGGCTTTCATCGGAACACTTCAAGCGGGTTATACTGATTTCCATTACTTGAGAGATGTATGGAAACGTACAACTGAAAAGGAAGCATTGATTGGTGTATCTATGACAGGTATCGGTTCAGGTGTAGTATTGGGTTATAACATGAAAGAAGCAGCTAAACTTGTTAAAGAAGAAAACGCAAGAGTTGCTGAGTTGATTGGTGTTAACAAGTCGGCTCGTACAACTACTGTAAAACCTGCAGGGACAACATCTCTGACATTGGGAACATCTTCAGGTATCCACGCATGGCACAATGACTACTACATCCGTAGAGTCCGTGTTGGTAAGAATGAAGCAATCTACCAATACTTGGCAATGTATCACCCTGAGTTGGTTGAAGATGAATTCTTCCGTCCACACGACACGTCAGTTATTTCAGTTCCACAAAAATCTCCTGAAGGAGCAATTTTGAGAACAGAATCTCCATTCCAATTGTTGGACCGTGTTAAGAAAATTACACAAGAGTGGGTAAGACCTGGTCACAGAACTGGTTCAAACACACACAACGTATCTGCAACAATCAGTTTAAAAAATGAAGATTGGGAATTGGCAGGTGAGTGGATGTGGGAAAACCGTGACTTCTACAATGGTTTATCTGTATTACCTTATGATGGTGGAAGTTACATTCAAGCACCATTTGAGGATTGTACAAAAGAAGAATACGACAGATTGTTCGCTAAACTACACACAATTGATTTATCAAAAGTTGTTGAATTACAAGACAACACAGATTTGAGTGGTGAATTGGCTTGTGCTGGTGGAGCTTGTGAAATCAAATAAAGAGAATATAAAAACACCTACGGAGGGGGGGAGTGAACAACTTTCCCCTTCTTCTTTTTATATTGAAGAAGGAAAATATGTCTTTACTGAGGAGTTTCATAAACAAAGAGGTTCTTGTTGCGGTAATGGTTGTAGACATTGTCCTTATTTTCCTAAATACAAAAAAGGAAATACAACTATATTTATAGATAATGGCTAATGGTAAAACATATGGGTTAACCTTCCCCTTTGTAACTTCTTTCAACGGTAAGTATTTGGATTTGTCGGATTACTCTGCTGAGGAAATCCGAAGTAATTTAATTCACTTGTTATTAACAAGAAAAGGTAGTAGATATTTTTTACCTGATTTTGGTACTGGATTGTTGGAATACATTTTTGAACCTTTGGATGGACCAACATTTAAAAATATTGAATCTGAAATAAGAGATTCTGTACAAAGGTACATGCCTCAATTACAATTAACAAATATTAACATTAGTGCTCCAACAGGTGAAGCTGCAGGATTAACAGCAACTTCAACAGGTGGTGTTACTGACCCCCAAATACAAATGACAAATCAAAACGTGACTGAATATACCGCTACTGTAAGAATTGATTATGCCATTTCAAATGATGTATTTAACACTAAAGATTTCGTAATCCTGAATATTTAACATAAATGGCACAAAGAAAGATATCATATACCGTTAGGGACTTCCAAGCAATTCGTCAGGAACTTATCAATTATACAAGGACTTACTATCCTGAGTTGATTGATAACTTTAATGATGCTTCAGTTTTCTCTGTGTTTTTGGATTTAAACGCAGCCGTAGCCGACAACTTACATTATCATATTGATAGAAGTATTCAAGAAACTGTTCTTCAATATGCACAACAACGTTCATCAATTTATAACATTGCAAGAACATATGGATTAAAAATTCCTGGACAAAGACCATCAATAGCTTTGGTGGATTTTTCAATTACGGTTCCTGCCTTTGGTGATAAAGAAGATGAAAGATATTTGGGTACTTTAAGACGTGGTTCACAAGTATCAGGTTCAGGTCAGATATTTGAAAATTTATATGATGTGAATTTCGCATCTCCATTTAATGCTGATGGATTTCCAAACAGATTAAAAATACCAAACTTTGACGCTCAGGGTAATTTAATTAATTATACAATTACAAAAAGAGAGACAGTTGTTAACGGTATTACAAAGGTATTCAAAAGAGTGATAACACCAAATGATGTTAGACCATTCTTTGAATTTTTCTTACCAGAAAAAAACGTATTAGGGGTTTCATCTATTATTCAAAGAGACGGTACTGCATATTCAAATGTTCCTACAGCACAAGAATTCATGGGTGCTCAGGGTAGATGGTATGAGGTACCGGCACTTGCTGATGATAGAGTGTTTATTGCTGACCCTTCAAAACCATCCGATGACCCAGCGATTAAAGTTGGGACATATATTCAAACACAAAATAGATTCATTACTGAATTTACACCTGAAGGATTTTTAAAGATTACTTTTGGTGGTGGAACAAACACGGCTGAAGACCAACTTAGAGAGTTTACAGCACTTGATGTTCCATTGAAGATTCAAAGATACCAAAACAATTCAATGTCTTTGGGTTCAGCTCCAACTGCCAATACAACAATATTTATCCAATATAGAATTGGTGGTGGACAAGCAACCAACTTGGGTGTAAATACAATCACTCAAATTGGGGCGGTTGATTTCTTTGTAAATGGTCCATCAGATATTCTTAACACATCTGTAATCAATTCATTAACATGTAATAACGTAACTGCGGCTATTGGTGGGGCAGGTTATCCATCAACTGAAGAAGTTAGAAACTATGTAACATTTAACTTTACAGCACAAAACAGAGCGGTAACTATTCATGACTATGAGGCGATTATTAGAAACATGCCTGGTGAGTTTGGTGCTCCTGCCAAAGTATCAATCACAGAAAACAACAATAAGATTAATGTTCAAATATTATCATATGATGCTAGTGGAAACTTAACATCTGAAGTATCACAAACATTAAAGAATAACTTGGCAGAATATCTTTCAAACTACCGTATGATTAACGACTACGTTACAATTGGAAGTGCTGAGGTAATTGACTTGGGTGTTGATGTGTCTGTTGTATTGGATGCAACTCAAAACCAAGGTGTTGTTATATCAAGTATTATTGATAGGGTTACAACTTTCTTTAGCCCTGCTGTTAGAGGATTGGGTGAGAATATTGTATTGGCAGAATTGAATAGAATTATCCAAGACGAAAATGGAGTGTTAAGTGTTACCGACATTTCAATCTTTAACAAAGTTGGTGGACAATACAGTTCGGCTCAAACATCAATGCCTTATTCAGATGACGCAACTAAGAAAATCAGTTTGGTAGACAATACAATCTTTGCACAACCAAATCAGATATATCAAATTCGTTTTCCAGCAAAAGATATTGTTGTTAGAGTTAAGAATTATCAAACAACTAACTTCTCATAATTTATTTTATTGAAACATAAACTATCTTTTATAAAATAGTGTATAAACTATTTATGAAAGAAAGTAATCGGAATGTCCAAAACGTATAGAATTCGCACACAAGTTGGTGTTGATAGACAAGTCAACATTGAAATAGACCAAGATTTTGAACAATTGGAGATATTATCTCTGAAAGTTAGGTCTGAAGAAATTTATACAAGAATGTGTGCCGATTATGGTGTTGTAGTTGGTCGTGTTGTTGCCAATGGTGGTTATGGTGTTCCAAATGTTAGATTATCTGTATTCATACCATTAACCGATGATGATGCCAATGATGAAATTATTTCATCTCTTTATCCTTATAGAAATGTTAATACAGATGTTAACGATGATGGTTATAGATATAACTTATTACCATACGTACAACAACATACAGGACACGTCCCAACAGGAACTTTTCCAACAAGAGAAGATGTACTTACAAATCCAGCCTTAATTGAAGTTTACGACAAGTATTATAAATTCACCGTCAAAACAAATGGTAGTGGTGATTATATGATTATGGGGGTTCCAATTGGAACTTATACTTTGGTTATGGATATGGACTTATCTGATATCGGTCCTTTTTCTTTATCACCACAAGATTTAGTTAGAATGGGTAGAGCAACTGCCGACCAAATTGATGGTGGTACTTTTAAGAGCTCAACAAATTTATTTGAATTACCACAGATTGTTAACATTAATCAAACAGTAAATGTTGAACCATTTTGGGGTCAACCTGAGATTTGTCAGGTTAGTATTGCACGACATGATTTTGATTTAAGAAAAGAAGGTATTGAAATTAAACCAACATCCATATTCATGGGTTCTTTGGTGACGGGAATTAATGATGAATCAATTACCAAAAATTGTAAACCACCTAAAGACATGGGTAACCTTTGTAATCTACAAACAGGACCTGGTGAAATTATTGGTATTAGACAAACAATCTATCAAGATACTGATGGAAAACCAATCTTAGAAAGGGCGACATTACCAAGAGGTGGTAAAGTTATTGATGCCGATGGTACTTGGTTAATGGAAGTTCCAATGAACTTGGACTATGTGACAACAAATGAATTCGGGGAAACAATTTTTAGTAAAGACCCAAGCATTGGTATTCCAACAAAAGGAAAATATAGATTTAAAATAAAATATGCTCAACCTGCTAATTTTGAAACCAATGAAATTAGAAGAGGTTATTTCTTGGTTCCAAACATTAAAGAATATGGTTGGACTAATTCAACGTCAGACCCATATTATTCTGTAAATGTTTTAGGTACACCATATAAACAAGTGTTAGGTTCATATTATTTTGGACTTGATTGGAGTGGATACACTAATCCACAAGACGCCATTGAATGTAAGGATACTTTTTATGAGTTTCAATATAATAAAGTATATACCGTTGCCGGACTTATTGACCAATATAAAAAAGGAACTAATAGGTCTAAATTTATTGGTATTAAAGAAATCACGGACCCATCATGTGCTAGTGAAAACAATAGATTTCCCGCAACAGATGGTGTTAGGAATTTTGATTTCTTTGTGTTCTTAGTTAATAATGTAATACTACCATTAAACTCAATATTTTTAATAGTATTGACACCAATACTACACGTATTATCTATTGTTTGGGAAATACTAAAACCATTAATTGCTTTTATATATGGTTCATTATTATTAATAATTTCTGGTATTTGTAAATTTATTAATTGGTTAGGTGCAGATTTAGATTGTCCTGAGTCAAAAAGTTTTAGTGATATATTTGATGTGTTAGGTAATCCATTTGTTAAAATAACATTACCAAATTTAAGTTATCCTGATTGTCAGGCTTGTGATTGTACACCAGAATCTGTACCAGCGGATAACGAACAAGCATCATTAGTTAAAAATGCGTCACAACAAAACTCAACATCTTTAAATGCTGATTTTTTTACAATATCAAATTGGGGTGTTGAAATTAATGAACATAAAGAAGTTTTTGCTGGACAAGCTAATGACAATTGGGCAATTAGAACACCAATTAGAAACGTAGATAAAAATGATTATGACTTTATTGACAATTTACCACCATGGGAAGTTATTAATAAATTTAACTTAAAGTCAAAGTACTTTGATACTGATAGGTATGCTGGTTCAAACAGAATTAAAGTTCAAATTGAGCCAGGAATTAACCCGACAAAAAACCACTTTGATAATATCATGGCGGTTTTTGTTGACCCAAATACTGAAAGTTATTTCCCATCAGGTAAGTTAATTTCTTTTTCACAACCAAACTTATCAAAAGACCCAAACTTTTCTGCTTATACAACAGGAGATTCAACAGGTATTACAGGTACTACAAATATTGGTGGTAGTATTGTGGTAAATTACGCCAACCCATCAAATTCAACAAACCTACAAACGGTAACTTATAGTTTATCAGGTTCAACAACTGGTACTACTAAAGAATATAGATTTCCGACAGATATAGAATATTTTCAAGTAATCACAGGATTAACTTATAATGAATTTATTACACAAAATGCGGTAACACAACCAGGTACATCTGTTTGTAATTATATAACATATACGGTTAGGAATGATACCATAAATCCAATTGTATTTGATTATACGGACAATAATGGGGTTACACAAACAACAACAATTGGTGTTCTTGTGGACCCTGATTTTGGTACAGTTTATGGTGCGACCGAAAATATATGTGCTTGTGAAAATAGTTTAACAACAACAGCATCAACATCTGAATATACTATAATTTTACAGACACCATGTACACCACCACCAAATACAAGTTTGGTCTTTAACGACAGTTTATATAATCAATTAAGTCAACCTATTAAATTATTTAGAGAAGATGGTAAAGAAGGTGAAGACACCTATTCAAATTATCTTGGTCAATGGGTTGGTGGTAATCTTAATCTAATCTTTATGGTTAGAGGTGTTGACCCACAAAGTGGAAGAAAGAAAATTAAGTATGATTTATCAAGAATTTTTGGATATAATACCTATGGTAATAAAATTGTTGAAGGAGAATTCTTTTTAAATATACCCGTTCAACCAGGTCTTAAAACTGTACGACATAATTTATTAACTGCAAATACTGATAATCAAAATGGTAGTTATTTGTATTACCCATCTTATCAATATACTGCAGGAACACAATATTCTGCATATACAACAACATTACAATCTTACTATTCGGCATTAGATACTTCACAAATTAATACTTATTTACCAACAACAAGTAATGGTGATAGTTTATTAACTAGTGGTATGATTGGGACTGGAACTCAGGGTCAATTATTAGGTTATAGTAATACACCATCAGGAATTGCGTATGATGGTTATGAATATATTGAAGGTGGTTCATTTATTTGGTATGGTAAATTTGATGGTGGAAATAAAAAAGGTGTAAATAATAATTTAAAACCGCAATATTATTATGCACCATCTTGGGCTAGATACAGTCCAGGTAATATGGTTGTTTATAGTAACCGAATGGTTATGAGAGCGGACAGATTACCAACAGGTACTGTATTAAATACCGTAGACAATAACGCATTTGCTTGGCAAGCATCAAATAGTTTAACATATAATTTTTATAGTGATAGTGGAAGTGCTGAAACCGTAGTTCCTGTACCAAGTTTTTCTTTTGGTGATGCGACAGGTGGTGCTGATGTTGTTACAGGTGGAACAATGAATAAGGTATTAGAGTCGTTCTCTTGTGCTGGTATGGTTGACTTAAATTGTTATCAAGGTATTGGTACCAACTTTACCGTATTACCGGCAACAAATGACTGTAATACAAATCTTGGTGGACCTGTAGTAGTTAATGGTTGTTATAGTATTGTCAATAAACCATTAGTTTCTTTGTTTGGTAGAAATAATGACTTTACATTGATAGCCCAATGGGTATCAAGATTTAGACTAACATTTGCTATTTGTAGAGGTGCCTTATCACATACATTTGTAAATGCTTGGGTTAATGGAACTTTATTTGCGTTTCCATTTGAAAACAACGTATTCTTTGATTCCGATAATAAACCATATGTTAGAAGTGTTAATCCACTCAATGGTAATGTTAATTATACTTTCTGTGCTGATGTTTTAGTCTTTGACCCCGAGTCAAGTAACTATTACTACCGTTCAAGTCCTTGGAATGGAAGTGATTTTATTGGTAAAGATTCACCAACAAACAATAGTAATGATGTTAATAAAAAAGATTTCTTGTTTCCAACAACAATTCTTGACTTAGGACCAAAATACATTTGGACTAAAGATGTTAACTTATCACCTGATTACTATGGATATCAGATGGACAATCTAACGGCAACAAGTTGGAGTAGTGAGAAAGACTTATTACAATTATTTGTTATATCAAGATTAGTAAATTCCAATTACTTAAGTCAAATTTTTGGTGTTAGTAATGGTTCTGTGGCTTCTTTATTCAGTAGAAACGAAGATAGGGTTGATGGTGATTATGCTCAGATGTTACAGATTAACTCTCAATATGGTATCGTACCATTTACTGCTGAGAATTATGTTGACGACCCAAATACTACTTCAGACAATCCAATTTACGTTGATGGTGATTCCAAAGGTAATCCTGTATTTGGTGTGTTCTATAGTGGATTCACACAAGAAAGAGATTTGATATCACCAAGAAGATTGAATAGAAACTTAACGGGTAGTACATTAATTGCCGACTACTTGGGAACTAAATCACAAGAGGTTCCATTTTATACTTGGTACAACAATGGTTGGGGTAGTCCATCACAACCGTCAATATTTGGTAATCAAGAAAACACTTGGTCTAGTTCTAAATTTACATATTCAGCTTACAAACAAAAATACCAAAGTATTGATAGATTAAACGCACCTATGTTTATCGGTGGAAACCAATACATTCAAAACCGTACAGGATATATTTTCCAAAGAAACGCTCAGGGTGGAAACGAACCTGCGATTCTTCCTGGTACATTAAATGAGACAACATTAACAAGTGCTCCTTGGTACTTCTACTTTGGATTAAAGAAAGGTGCATCTGCAATGGATAAATTTACACAACTTTATATTGGAATATCAGAATGAGTCAAGAAACAGATTTCATAGTAGTTAAACCTGATTTAAAGTTTAAGTCAGCTCCTGAGGCAGATATAACTCTTCAGGTTGGTATTAATCAAACTCAATCTCAAGTTATTGAATATGATAGAACGGTATCTGTTAACTTGGCAACATTGTTTGATGCTGAAAGACAAAAGGCGACAACATTCAGACCAACAATTAAAATTTCTTATATCTATGAAAACAATTTGGTTGGTCATACCGATTATACTATTTTCAGAGATAGTTTATTTTATGTGAATCCTGAAGTTTCAATTATCAATGGTATATGGAGTGGATTACCATCGTTCCAAGAATTTGAATTTATTAGAACTGATATTGATTCATTACAATTAGATTTTGTTACTAAAAGTAGTTCAACATAC